CAGCAACGACACCAACGCATCAGTCGTTTGCCGAGCACCGACTTCTTTGTCGTATGCCACCCGAGCCTTGTATTGCTCGTTTTGAAACCACTCCCAGCTCTTGTTGATCGTGGGGGCGACGTAGTCCTGGAAGCCAGAGCTGAACTCATCCAACCCGAAGGTAGAAGTCAGCTGGTTCGTCACCTTGGCCTGAACGGCCATAACCGTTGGATCAGATGGGTCCAGCTTTCGCAGATCACTGCCGGTCTTAGCCCACTCCGCCTTGAACATTGCAGGCGCCTGGGTTGCTACCCACTTGCTCGCCTGATTAACCCGACCGGCCTGCCTGAACGGATTGGCCTGATCCATCAGGATCCCGGCCACCGGGTTCTGACGATCTAATTCTCGGTTCTGCGCGGCATAAGCAACGCTCTTCTGCTGCTGGTCACGGTTGATATTTGCCGTGGCCTTGAGGATCTCGTTCTGACCTTTCTTGTATTCGTTTGATGCATACAGCTGCATCCCCGTATCAGCGAGCTTGCTTAATGGCTGCAACGCTTCAGTCAGCTCCTGCAGCGGATTAACGCCCTGCACATCACGCTGCGAACCCCGTTGAATCCCAGTAACGCGAGAGATCTGCCCCAGCTTTGATGGCTGAGCCGGCGCTGCTGGTTTTGAGTTGGCGTCAAAGTTCAGGAATGAACTGACGGGATTAGCGGAAGGCTGGAGGCTTCCTGCTTGTAGCCGTTGTGGTGCTGCCATTAGTTGCCGCCTCCAGGAGTGCCGCCGCCTTTACCTGAGTCGGCGATAGAGCTAGCGCTCATGTAAGTGTTCAATCCGGCCTGGCCAGCGCTGAGTGCAGCACCCAGGAACGCAGTGCCTGCATTAGGCGCAGCACCCGTAAACGACGGACCAGCCGGATTGACCAACGTGGCCAATGGCGGGAACGGTGCGATTGGATCAAACACCTGCTGCTCCTCATAAAGCTGCTGACTGTTGTATCGATTCAGATACGTCGCAATCTGACCAGCTGATTCCCGCGTGAACTGTCGATCACGGAACTGCTGGTTCAACTGCTGCATCGTCGACATGTCGCCCACCTGGCGGGCGTAGTCGTTGATGTAGCGGTCAACGTTTGCGCCTTCCCTGCCTGCAGCCGTGACCGAAGCCGCAGAACGCAATGCCTGCTGCTTGTATTGCATCAGCGAGACGGCATCTGCCATCGCTTGTTGCTGGAAGTTGTCGACCAGAGCCTGGGACTCCTGCGCAAAGCTCGCGCCAGCAGATGCCCGTGTGCGGGCGACAACCTCTGCCTGATTGATTGCCTTTGACAGCTCAAAATTGCGGGCCTGGTTGGCATAAGCCAAGTCCTGCCCGTAATTGATCTGCTGCTGCCAATAGCTGTAGGAGTTATTGAGATCAGCTGTTCGAGCTTGATTGCTGGCAGACCAACCGGCGAATTCATCGCTGGCTTTTTGTCTCGCAAGATCGTTGGCGTGCTGCTGCCTTTTTGCGCCAAAGCTCAAAAAGCTCTGTCCCGCTTGAAGGCCCCCTGAGATCAGGGCCATCGTCAACGGTTCCATCAGCTATCCCTCCAGAAATCACAGAACAATGCGGCGCTAGGGCCCATTGGATGAGGAGCATCAACCGTAAAGCCGAGATGTTTCAGCCAACGGATTGATTCCGTGTTCTTGGAATACACCTGATTGAACAACGGTCCCCCCAATTCCTCTAAGCAACTGTCCACCCATTTTCGCCCTTCAACGCATAACTGCCAGCGGGCACGACGATTCTCCGTCAATCGGTCAGTTCCAAGCATCCAGATGCGATGCCCTACGACTCCGCAGAGACCACATGGCACGTCGTCGTCTGTGACCATCCCCTTGACGATGTTTGATTGCGCCCAGCTCTCCGTGACGGCCTCAAGGGCTGAGCAGCCATGGCTGAGCATCACCTCTTGAACATCAGCAGCCCTGAGGTTTTCGGCCACATCCAGGATGTGTTCTGCGCTTGGCTTTTCAACCCACTTCATCAGGATGCCCCCGAACGGCTTGTGACCATGCCAATCCACTCCACCGTGGAGAATTTGCAAGGGTGCGGTGTGTCGTTCAACAACTCGACCAGGACCCGATCACCTCGACCCATGATCGGAATGTTGAATACACCCTCGTAGTAACGCGGGGCTTGTTCACTCATGTCTGGCGGATTGCCAATAGCTGACCCCCTGACAGCAAGTGTTGTCCCATCGAATGTGTATAAACCTTCGGACCGATGTTCCGGCAGTGTCTTGGCTTGGAAGAAGCCCGACTCGTGATAACCAAGCTTCGCCTGTCGCACTTGCGTGCGAATCACATTGCGTGGCGCCTTACCACCACCAATGTCTTGCATCAGCTTGAAGCGAGAGAAGCGATAGCGGAACTCATACTTCTCGCCTGCCCAAACGTCCTCGCCTGACCAGTCACCACGAACAACAACACTGGTGCCGCTATTGATGCTTCCTAGATAACGAGGGCCAGGCTTGTTACCACCTGACATGACAAAGGCAGTCCAAATCTGAACTTCGTTTGTCGCTGTAAATGGAAGCGTGAATGTTGTCTCGTCTTTTTGCTGGTCATAAACACCCTTGCTCATACGAACGCCTGCTGGCACCGTCGTGCTCGTCCCGGTCAGACGATCCAGCAGCATGGGATATGGCGCAGCAAGTGATTCATCAGACCGGTCTAATACGGACATTCGTTCAAGAAAAACTTCAGTGCCATACCTCATCAAGCAGTACAAGGCTTCTCTGATGCAGGTGATTTGCAGCACTTCATCTGCGCCAAACTCCCAATAACTCCAGCTGTTCTGAACACGCTCAGCGCCAGAGCCAGCATTTCTAAGGAACCACTTGTAGGTGTAGATCCGCCTGCGGAAATCACCGCCATTGACATTGGTTGTGTGCTTGGAGCTGATTAAGAACGCTGAGTTTCCGGTGTCGTTAATCGTGAGCTTGAAACATTCGTCTGGGATATAAGACGACACATAGCCCGTCAAATCAGAAGCATCTGCTGTTAGTGCTGTTCCCGCACCACGGACCGCAAACTCCCGCATCTGTGACCACTGGCCATTGGACTGCATAAAGAAGATGCCGCCACCAGCCTGCTGTGGCCTGACATTTACATCAACATCAAACTGCGTCAGCACCGTGATCTGGGCTGTCGCTGGTGTCAGAACTGTTTCAGCTGCGTTGAACCGGAACTGGATCTGGCTGGAGAACAGGATTAGTTCGTCTTGGTACGGGACCGCGTACCTAAGAACGGAGACCCTGTTATTGCTAGCCACAACATCAATAGGATCAGTATCCAAGATTGTTGTGACTGTTTCCGGGAAGAACTCAAAAAATTCTCGAACCCTGCTGAGCACAACATTCTCATCAGCCAAGAATCCGAGTCGGTTTTTGTAGATAAAGACGTCGTTAATCGCATATCCAATGAATGATGGGTCAGGGACTGTTTCGTAATCGCCAGAAACTCGCTCACCCCAAGTAGGCACGTCACCAGGGATGCCAGCCACCGCTTGCCCATTTACCGATCCAAACCAGAACTCACCGTTCGTCTTTCGGATCAGAACATGCGGCATCGTTGACGCATTGATCTTGTATTCGACGCCAGGTGACACAGTTTCAACCCATGCACCCTCACCAAAAGTGCCGCTTCGGGGTTCAAAAGCGACGTAGTAATTGTCGAAGTTGGTCCCTGGATCACCAGTGATTTGAACCTGATAACCCTCAGGGCTGATCGTCGGTAATTCTGTAAAAGCCTGAACCTCGTCAAGAATGGCCGTGATCGTTGCGTTTGCCTTGGCGTCAGTTGCAGCAACTGTGATTGGTTGTGTTCCCCAAATCCACAGAACAGAACCAGAACGATCAATCGTGTAGCCAGTTAAGCCAGCGCTGATCAATCCGGTTTTGATGTTCTCTGCAATTTCCTCAGAACTAATCCGGTTCTCCGTCACAGTGCTGCCGTTAGTGACGACAGCAGCCACAGGGGTTTCTACCGTCACTTCAAAGCCGTTGACGTTGACGACATACCTGTTGCCGTAAACAGCCTGCTTCACCCACACCAGGCATTCATGCGGCGGCCTATTGACCTTTGGCGCTGTGGCCGTATCCATCGCCGTCGCTGTAAGCGTGTTGGTGACGAATGTGTAATCAGCAATGGTCACAGCACGAATTTGCTGCCGCGCATCCGTGACGGTGCTCAAGTAGTTGTAAGCGTTGGCGTCTGCAGTGACTGTCTGCTCGACACCATCAAGATCAAACACCTTGATCAGCGACTTGCTGATAACAGCGATGTATTCCTCTTGTTGATCCCGCAAGATCGTATGGAAGAAGGCATCACCAAAACCGGTGGTGCTGACCTTTGCCAGCGTCCTGGTCGAATCTCGCTTACGCAAGCCTTCAGCAATAGACGACACGCCATTGATCTGAATCTCACCTTGACTTGGATCCCTTTGCGCATCCGGCTGCTGACTCACACCCTGGATGAGATTCGGGATTGTGTATGCGACGTTTTTCATCAGAACAGGCTGTAGCCGTTAGCAACGCGACGATTCATCAAGCCAGTGTTTGGCTGGTATGTCGGGAACGCATGGGCACCAGTCAGCATGTTTGGAGCTTCTTGCTGCAGCTCAACGCGCTCTAGTTCTGCTTTGGCATCAGCCTCATCCTTTGAGGTGTACTTGAACAATGCCTCAGACCCCAAACTCCGATCAGAGAAGATCCGTGCAGCTCTAACCGTCACCCAACGGTTGTAAGCCTCTGGCACGTCGTCCCATGGCAGCAGCCAAATCACATCAGCCTGCAGCTGTGTGACGGTTGAATCCAATTTGAATGTCCGATTCAGAAGGTCATAAACACGAGTGCCACGAAGCTGGAACCGTCCGTTGTACTGATACCGGCTAACGCTGAACTCAACGACCTGCTCAGGCACCTCGATCTGATTTGTGTTGGCGTCCTTCTGAAAGGGGTAGCCGTATTCCGTGTTCCAACTCCAGCCCTTTGTCTGACCTTCCTTGTGGATTTCCAGCAAGGTGCGCTCAGCAATCCGTGCATCCTGAATCTGCTGATTGTCCAGGTTGTCGACCGGCTGCTCACCGATGTTCTCCAGGCAGACATTCACCGCGTCCAGGAGCGTGGTGCGGCCCTGGGCCTTTGTCATCTGTGCCAGGCCCATGCATCTCTACGGGAACGATGCACACATTCTGTCGGAGCACGAAAAAAGGGGCCAGCCGTAGCTGACCCCCCAGAGCACCCTGTGTTCTCCCAAACGGTAATCAGGGAATCAAGTGGTGACAATGGCAGCTGCACACTCAGCACGCAGCTGACCCATGCCCAGGGCCTGACGGGCCACAAGCAGGTCAGATTGATACTGAACGCGGAACTCAGAGCCGGTCATCTGC